CATCAACACAACTATCCCCTATCAATAATACATTGTACTGTCTTGCTAGTTGCATACTTTTCAATCCTATCGTAGAACTTTAAATCGGCAGCCCAGTAGGAACCGATGACTGATTTGTCTTTCCAATCAGAACCAACCACCATTATATCAGGTTTAACTTCTTTTACCAATGACTCTAGAGATTCATCACTATCAAAGTACCTGACCTCATCAACTGCTGATAGAGCAATAAGCATGATTCCTCTATCTTCCTGATTATATATTGGACGGGTTGGTCCTTTCTTTTCCCGTACTCTATCGTCAGTATCGATACCAACTATAACATAATCTCCAAGAGATTTTGCCCAGTTAAGTAATGATATATGACCTGGATGTAAGAGATCAAATGTACCATTGACAAAGACTCTTACTGGTGCAAAGGGATGGATAAACCTCTTAGTCATTTTTAATAGTAATTAATTTACCAAACTCAGGAAGATACAAGTACTCAATATCACTATTGGCAAGAGTATAAAGTGCATCTTCAAGTGTTTCAACCAGAGCCTCTCCACCCAAATTAAAGGAAGTATTAAAGACGATAGGGCAACCAGTCTGTTCAAAGAATTCCTTGATGAGTTTGTAGTAGTTCTCATTTTGTTCTTTGTTTACTGTTTGTATCCTACATGTACCATCAACATGAATGATAGATGGAATCTTTTCTTCAACACCTTCTCTACACTTAACAGCATACATCATGTAAGGAGTGTCATCCATGTCAACTAGATCAAACCAATCATGAACATGTTCCTCTAAAATAGAACCTGCAAATGGTCTAAAGTATTCTCTTCTCTTTACTTTATTAACAATATCTTTTCCCTTAGGATCAGTTGGATCATATAAAAGAGAACGATTACCAAGTGCTCTTGGTCCTGCCTCAGATCTACCTTGGAATAGTGCAACAATATTCTTATTAGTAATCAGTTCAACAACATCCTTATCATTAGTATCAATTATCTCTGCTGCATACTTATCAGAAAGAGATTCGATATCATTATTAGTATAATTATATTTTGGTCCAAGATATAATCCACTATAATCTTTAACATCTTTATTACCACTAACTCTATGATATTGTAAAAGTGCTGCACCAACAGCAGTACCAGCATCACTAGAGATAGGTTCAACATATAAATTAATACCCTCATCCTCTAGCTGTTGTTTATAATAATAGTTTGAAACACAATTCAATCCATACCCACCTGATAATACTACATTAGGATTTCCAGATGCCTCAACAGCCATCCTTATCAAATTAACCATCTGTTCTGCAGTCTCTTTCTGAATGGCATAAGCCATATCTCTACGATTCTGAAGTCTAGTAAGATCTTCTCTTTCAATATCAGGTGGAGTTAAAAGTTCTGATGCATACCCTTCATTAACAATACCACCTTGAGGATATCTTGGAAGAAATATATTTGTATTACTAGGTACAAAATCTCCATCAACCTCAGGAAATAATGCAGGAATATTATCATTTGATTTACCATATGGTGATAAACCCATAGTTTTACCTGCTTCTATTCCTGGAAATCCACAGTACTCAGTCACTGCTTCATATGATTTTGTAATACCACATGTAGAATCCAAAATCATCATACACTTTCCTTTCTCATAAGGATCTATAAGACTATTATCAAAAGCACCTTCTACTTGTCTAGGTACAGGTGTAGTGCAAGCAGCATGTTTATAAAGACAATTAAATTCTGCAGGATAATTACACCCATAAATGCTTTCAACTTCCCAAAACATCTCTCTCGTATTCTCCCACCCAAATTCTAATGCTGCTCCTGCTCCGTCAACAATAAGTGAAACAGCAGATTCAAATCCAGAACGATAAAATGCACACGCAGCATGAAGTTTATGATGTATTTTTGATACATCTATTACCTGAGTATTATCACCACCATGCTGATATCTTTGAACAGCAGTATCCCTATCAATCAATCCTAACTTTCTAGCCCAACCAGTATAAACATCTTCATTACTATACTCCAACTTCCCAGAAGATTCGTGTAGAGGTTGAGTATGAGCAACTACAAGAGAAGAAAGGATATCGTTTCCGATATGCTCCTTTATCTTCATCATACAATAAAGAGGTGCAGAATCATACTTATGTCTAGTAAATCTTTCTTCTTCAATAGCAAATTCAATTTTGCCATCCTTTAAAAGGCAGCACCCACCGTTATGTCCACGAGTGATACCTGCAATCCATTGTGTCATTTGCCAAACCCCTTATGATTATGTTGTGGATTATTGCATCCTTTAGATGCTTGTTCTTCTATTACAAGGTTACCTGAATAACTAGCAGATTTACCAAGTCGCTTTCTACAGCTCTTAATTATAGTATTAACATCATCAGATGTCATTTCCATACATTCATCATTCATCATATCCTGATAGTCTTCTTGTGTCAATCTAATAGGTTGGAAAGTTCTTTTTCCCTTACCAATATCAATGATATCAAAATTAGAATCATTTGGATATGAAATATTCTCTGGGAATGTAGCACCAATAACAGCAGTCACTGTAGTTCCAACTGACTTAGCAATATGTTGACCAACAGAATCACATCCCATAAAATGATCTGCTGCTTGAATAATACCTGCCCACACTCTTATGTCTGCTTGAGGCCAAGCACAAGGCACAAGATTCTTTGCACCTCGCTCATCAATAACAAACTGAAACTCACTCATGATTATAACACCATAATCTTTTCTAAGATTATTAATAATCTCTACAATATTTCTTTGAGGGAAACTTCTAGAGCTTTGATCGATAATATATTCACCTCTTACTTCTGCTCCTCTACCAAATGGTTGAACAACTATTACCTTATCTTTCTTGGTGGTTGCTTTAACTTCTTCTATAGTATTGAAAGCAGTAATTGCTTCCGTCTTAGTTAGTTTAATATTTGGAGTAGGAAGTTCTCTAGGTTCATCAAACCCATTGATTTCCATATCATATGCCTGAGCAATGTTACACTTCTGATTATAGTAGTGCCACATTCTATATGGTTCTGGAGTTATAGAATCTCTTTCTTTTATTTTATCTTCAAACAAATTCTTATGCCAACTATCATAGGCATACTTATGTAAAACAGGATGACCCTTAAAGAAATTCATCCCTCCTTCTGCTACGATAATAAAATCATCGTGTGTCTCTGCGTATTTTTCAAGTGCAGGTATGGAAGCAATGACTCTACCAGCACCTCCATTAATATAAAATGCTTTAGATCTCATAATAGTTATTCAGTAATTTATATAGTCACATAAAAAGGACTTGAACTATCCGATCATGGTCGGTAAACATGTCAGGTTCAACCCACTGCATATGCAATGTCTCACTTTCATACAGAACACATCTATTATACACCATCGGAAGATCTAATTCAACCTTCCAACTACTTTTATCATAAGTATCTTGTATTATATCCATTTTATATAAGCTTTGATTACCATTCCAAGACCACAGTTGTGTTCCACCTTGACATTCTTCTGGAGTATTTAAATATACAACTGTACCAAAGGTACATATCCTAGAGTTACGATCAGAATCTTGATGAGGACAAATATTATTTCCTATTCCCCAATTTACAAACGACCATTGATTTAATATATTACATACAAAATTTACTTTATTCCAATGATCTTCCCATGTCTTTTTTGATCTAGCATCAAAAGGATTAAACCATAATGGTTGATCAATTAAACTATCAAAGAATGGTTTTAAATTTTCTTTAAGTCCATCTCCATCCTCCTTTACTCTCCATCCTGGAAAGCTAGCAAGAAGTATAGGATCATCTTGAGGACTATATCTTTTAGAAGTCAGTGCATGATTTCTTACCTCATCAGGATTTGCATAGAAATTATCAATGATCAATGCATTCCTTTTCTCTGGACCAATATCAGATACTACTGTTATCTCTATGTCCTTACTAAGCTCAAACATATATGTTTCCTGATACAGATACTCTCTCAACATCTGGAGTCTTGAAAGGTATAACCATATGCTCTAACCATGCTGGAAATATAAAGAAGTCTCCTTTAGTTGGCATGTATGACCTAATATTAGACAACATAGGAGGTCTTGATTCTCCATAACGAAAAATAATAGAACCTGGTTTGTGTCCACGATTCTTCCAGTTATATTGTTCGTGCTGTATTTCCTCTGGTACATTTAGATATAAAACATAACTCAATGTACCTGTATGTTCATGTAATGGATTAAAATCATTTGCTTTTTGATAATTAATCCAAGCTTCTTTCATATCATATGAAGTTTTTTCATAAGGTTCTCCAATAGACTGAGCATGTTGTCTAAAATATTCATCAAACCAAGGAACCAATGCTTCTTGTATCCATTTCCTATCTTCCTCCTTAAACAACCATTCATCTGTAAAGAGACCAGCCAAATAATTTGAATGATTATACTCTTCTTTACCTCTTACTGTTAATCCCAGTCTAGATATCTCCTTTACAATTGAAGGTAGTAATCTACTTTGCCATAAAAATGGTCCCCAAGTAGCAGTACGATGGTCTACTTTCTTAGGGACATAATGTCTTTCCATAATAAAAAATCCTGTAGGTCAAAAAAATTGTCGAGAAATTTTTCCCGAATTTATGAAACAAAAAGTCGAATTTGATTTAGTCTAAATTATCTGCACTAGGACCAAATGGGTCTGTAGTATTCTTACCCCATGTCTTACCAGCACCAACTTGATCTGGATCTAATGGCCACTGTATCAAATGAGTAGCAGAACCAACACCAACCCAATCTGTTGGGATATCTCTTAGTCTTTGACGATATACTTTCCATTCATTCTTAACTTGATCTGGCATATCCTCAGACAATCTAGAATCACAACCACTTAATAAAAATGTTCTAGTTTCTCTTACCCAATCCCATCCAAAGTTTACACCTTCTGTACTACCAATAGCAGTCTTATCACCATCATTTTTAAACGCAGGTGTTGACCATGTACTAGATGACTGATCATAATAGAATGAAGCTGGGTCAAATACTTCTATAAAATCTTGAGGGTCAGTAATCTCTGGATTATCTACATCAGATGGTCCAACATTAACGATAATACGCTGCGGATCTCCCTTCTGTCCCCAGAAATTGATAGCATGAAGAGGATATTTTGCACAATCCAATTCAGTCTGAATACAATCCAAAGCAACAGGTACTTCTGCATCCTTGCTTGCAGGATCATTAACCCTATCACTCACTGGTGGGTTAGAATCCTTTATCCAGTCAATTCTTAATTTTTCTGGACCTTCATAAGTTGCTATTCCAACTGTAGAAGAGGATTGATTCTGTCCCAACCACTCAGTCGGAACAGGAAAGATAACTGTTTTAGTAATGTTTGCCATCGGTTTTGTTCAGGTGTACTCCCTCGTTTAGTATTTATTAAGCGTAGTGTGTTACTACAACCAATCCACCAGCACCCCATCCACCCCAACAACAGGATCCTTCAGTGTGAGGTGTTGCTCCACCGCCACCAGGGAATAGTGAGTGTCCTCTAGCACATCCATACTGAGATCCAGAAGAACAAGCAGAAGCAGTCTGGTTAAATGTTGCTCCCCAAGGACCAGGTGATCCACCCATCTGAGACCAAGTACTACCTAAGCAATACTGGTTCTGAATTCTTCCTGGAAGATATCCTCTGATTCCAAAGTCTGAACCATAGAAACATGATGTACTACCCCAACAATAGCAGCACTGAGTAGTGAAAGTGCAATCATAACAACCACCACCGCACTGATGATAACCGTATGATCCACCGTTAACACAGAAGTTACTTAAAGTACCTCCTGTTACATATGATTTACATCCTCTCATACCACAGCATTGTAAACCATGACTAAATCCACAACAAGAACAGCTTGTAGTACCACCAGCACAAATAGTATACTGTGTAGATCCAGGTGTGAAGTCTCCTTTGTGTGAGAACTGTGTCTTGACAGCGTAACCACCTCCTGAACCTCCTGGTCCATTGGAGCAACAAGTACCAATAGATCCTGAACCACCTCCACTGACTAGTTCAAATCTAACTGTTAATGTTTTACCAGGAACAGTCCAACCACAACAACAACCACCATTATTTACACTCCAGTGGTTGCTATTACACAAATAAAACTGGTTGGTAGTTGCAGTCGAGAATCCACTAACCTGTGCAGGTCCCAGTGAGTTTGCTATAACTGCGACATCACCTTGGATTTGTTTATAACTTTGATAATTAGCCATTGCTTAAGCCAGTGCGGTATTAGTATTTAGAATATTATAATAAAAAGGGAGTGATACACTCCCATCAGCGAGAATTAGATGGTGATGATTCTCCATCCTTGTGATCCATCATAGAAGACCATTTCAAAAGAAGCACCTTCAGTAGATACTACTAGGTCAGCAGCGTCACCCATGATTGGGTTACCATTTCTACCAACCGTTAAGTTATTAGAATCAAATGTCTTATTGACATCGAAGATTCTAACGCTATCACCCTTAACAGGTGCAGCAGGTAGAGTGACTGTAAATGGAGCACTAGTTGTGTTACAGAATGCTTGCTGTCTATTAGCAAGAGTTACACCAGAAGATGCGTCCACATTAGCGTAAGCACCTAGAGGTAACCATGCACTACCGTTATAGAATTCAAATCCATTTGCGTCAGTGTCGTAACGAAGACCACCTTCATAAAGATCGCCACCAACAGGTCTAGAAGCTTGAGCACCTCTAGGTGGAACGAAAATACCAGAGGTATTATCCATTCTTGCTCTTGTTAGGAATCCACGAACTGCTTTCTCAGTAGGACATGCAGCGTTGGAGTCTCCACCCATTGTTTCATCAGAGGAGAACTCACTAATAGATTCACCAATCTGACCACCAATAGCACCCAGTTT